CGACTACAAGAACAAAATGGAAGAGATGCCCGAAGAGAAAATGGCTGAAGAGAAAAAGGACGAAATGTGCAACTGCCAATCTGCCTCTCCTATCTCCAAGCTTGAAGCTAAGATGGATACGATCATCGCAAATTTCGGGTCCGCTCCCATGAAGGGCAGCGCCACCGCCGAAGAGAAGCCCGCCGCCAAGTTTGATCTGAAGGCTCTTATCGAAAACAAAACTTCCGAACTCGGCAGCAAGACCGCCGCGATCAAATTCGCGATGAGCAATCACCCCGCCGAATACATCGCTCTCCGCGATTCCAATCAACTCACCAATCTCTAAAATCTCATGGCCACACAAATCGACAACACATACCGGAGCTTCTCGTTCGCGACTGCAATCTCCGCAAACACGCTGGTGCGAGTCTCCGGCGATAACGCAGCCGCCGCATTGGTCACCGCCAGCGAAGCCGTCGGCGTTGTTCAAGAGGATGTTTCTGCTACCGGCATCGGCAGCGTGAAACTTTTCAGCCCAACTCAGTTCGGCTTGGTCTCTCCCGGCCCCGTGACTGCGGGACTCAATGTTTTCGCAACAACTGGCGGCGTGGTTGTTGGAACCCTTCTCACCAGCGGAATCACCCTCGGAACTGCGATCAATTCTGGCGCAACCGGCGATGTGATCGAATACGCCTGCAAGCTCTAATCTTTAAGGAACCACCATTATGGCACTAACAACCACCACCATCCGGGGCGACATCGCGCAGGCCGTTTACGAAGGCCGCAGCAACCGCCAGAACCTTTTCATCGGCGCGGAAGTCATGCCCATCTATGTGGCTGATGTTCGCAGCGGCGAGTATCTCAAGATCAATCTCGGCCAGTCCGAAGCATTGAACGACGACGCTACGAAGATCGCCGCAGGCAGCGCCTATCCCCGCGTTTCCCGCAAATTCGTCAGCGACACATTTGCCGCTACGGAATACGGCCTTGAGGAAATCCTTCCTGATGCCACGCAGCGCGACTTGGCTCGCTTCCTCGATGTTGAGGTTGCCGTGGCTGACATGCTTTTGAACCAGATTCAGATCGGCCACGAGGCCCGTGTCGCCGCGCTCACCTACGCCGCAAATGGCTTGACTGCCATCTCTGGCACTGGCTCGACTGCCGCTTACACCGAGGCGAACATCACCACATTCGATCTCCCCGCCGATGTGGCCGCTGGCAAGTTGGAACTCGCCAAATATGGTGTCCTTCCTAACACTCTGGTTATGTCTGCGACTCTGTTCGAGCGCGTTCGCCGCAGCACGAAAGTTCAGAACCAGATGTTCGGCGTTGTTGCCACTAACAGCACCCGCTTGCTCTCCGAGCAGGAGGTTGCCCAGGCAGTCGGCGTTGAGAAAGTTCTCGTTGGCCGCGCTCCCAAGAACACCGCGAAAAAGGGTCAAACCTACTCTGGCGGATTCGTGTGGGGCGATACCTACATGGCTCTAGCCTACACCTCTGGTGGCGAGTTCGCCGCTGGTGGATTTGGCCGCACCATCCTCTGGGGCGCTGACAGCCCCGTGCCTTTCGTTGCGGAAACCTACCGCGACGAGGCCCGCCGCTCGAATGTGCTGCGCGTCCGCCAGCATGCGAGCGAGAAAGTGATTGACGGATCGAGCATCATCCGCATCACGACTGGCCTGTAAGTTTGGACAGTTTGGTTTTTGTGTTTACAGAAACCCGCCCTCGCAAGGGGGCGGGTTTTCTGTTATTGACACGCCACCCAATTTAGACATGAACCAAAAAAAGAAACTGGTTGCCGCATTCATTGCAGGGAACGAAGAAGAACGCATCGCTCGATGCGTTGAGAGCTACAAAAAAATCTGCGACGAGATTGTTGTCGTTCGCGCAATCGGATCGCTAACGCCGGATCGCACGCTCGACATTGCCAAGGAACTTGGGTGCGTCACCGCTGAATATTGCAACTCGCCGCTGTGCGAAGATTGGCCGCATCTCGACAACTTCGCCAACGCTCGGAATCAGGCGATGAGAGCCGCCTACAATCTCGCAGGCGAAGACGGCTGGGTAATGTGGGCTGACATTGATGACATCTTGCCAGAGTCCCAAGTTGAGCCGCACCTCAAGGCGCTCGCAGAATGCCCGAAAGATTGCGATTGGATTCTCACCGATTATGTAATTCCTGAGCAACACAAGCGCGCGCCACGGGAAAGATTCTTTCGCTACAAAACCGGATGGTGGTGGCGTCCCGTGCATGAGAATATGCACCCAACGAAGACGATAAAAATCTGGAGTCGCCGCGATCTGGAATCCGCGCACCACAAGCCGTCGCTGGGACGCAGGCCGAGCAACGAGCGCAACACTCGCATCCTAGAGTTCAACGATCAATTCACTCCAAACATTAAATTTTATCTGCACTACGAGAAAATGATCCAAGGCCAGCGCGAGCAGGCGATCCGCTACGGCGCGGAAACTCTTGCGCTCAAAAGCGTCGATGCTGTTCACCGCTACGAGACGATGGTGAACATGAGCAATATGACGGATGGCGATACGGCTCTGCGATTCGCCGCCGCTGCCGAGAAGCTCGATCCCAACCGCCGCGAAGCGATTGCGTTGCAGGCATCGATCCTGATCGATCAAGGCAAAGCCGACGAAGCTCTCGCCGCTCTGGATCGCATGGAGAAAATCCCCGTGCCATCATTCCCGCAATGGACGCACCGCGCCGAATACTACGGCTGGAAGGCTACGCGCCTTCGCGCTTGGGCGCTTCGCATGGCAGGAAAAGCCAAGGAAGCTTTTGCGCTGGAGGCTGACTTGCTGAATAGCTCAAAAGGCCCAAGGATCAGCATTCTCCACGCGACAAGGGGAAGGCCATTGCAAGCTGTGCAGACGATGAGCCTGTGGCTTTCTCGCGCCAAGAATCCCGCTGCGATCGAATACATCTTTGCCGTGGATGCCGATGATCCCACCGCCGCGCAGTTGCAACGCTTTGGCGGCGTAGCGCAGGATCGAGATGGCGGGGCCGTGGGCGCGTGGAATCTAGCGGCATTTCATTCGACGGGCGACATCCTTGTGCAGATGTCTGACGATTGGGAATGCCCACCGGGCTGGGATCAAATGATCATCGATCGACTCGACATTGAGTCAGAAAAATGTCTACGAATTTCTGACGGCCACCGAACCGATGAGCTTCTGCCGATGGCAATCGTGACTCGCAAACATTATGATCAACACGCATTATTCAATCCCGCATTCAAGAATCAATTTTCAGATGCCGAGTTCACCATTCGTGCGCAGAAGGCCGATTCGATCGTGGATGCGCGGGACATTGTTTTCGCTCACCATCATCCTGCTTTTGAGCCGAGCATTCCGGTTGATGACACGCATCGTCGGATGTCTGATCCGCAGGAACGCGAGCGGGCGCAAACGATCTTTGAAGAATTAACCACATGAAAAAAATAACACTACTCCACGCCACTCGCGGCACGCCCGAGCGCGCGATCACAACGAAAAAAACATGGATCGCGAGAGCGAACAATCCTGAGAATGTCGAGCATATTTTCGGCATCCAAGCCGATGACGATGCGAGCTTGGCAGCATTCGCTGATCACGAGCACGCTGTCAGCGTCCCGCCGCCTGAGTGGGCATCATCAAGCGTGGCAAACTGGAACACCGCTGCCGCGCTTTCAACGGGCGAAATTCTTGTCGTGATCGCCGACGATCTCACTCCGCCGATTGGTTGGGATGAGCAACTGCAAAAACTGCCGGCAGGGAATTTGCCTTGGGCCTGCTATGTGCCCGACACCGTGCGTGATGACGGTCTGATGTGCCATCCCGTTCTCTCTCGGGAACTCTACTCGCGCCGAGGCTATGTTTTTCATCCAGAATTCTACGGCGTTTTCTGCGACAACGATTTCACAGTGCGCACGCAGTTGGAGGCAACAATCCTTCAGATCAAAGGGCTGAAATGGTTCCACGACCATCCGAGCAATGGCGGAAGACCAGAGGATCATATTGTTCGTCACCAGAACAGTCAGACAGCATATGCTTTCGGCAGTGCCAAATTCACGAAGATGTGGCCGCTCCTGCAAACATTCAACCGCTGCCGCAGCGTCGAGAGCGATATCCACGCGCACCTGCTGCGACTCGCGCAACTTGCCCGTGAGTGCAATCATGTGACAGAGTTTGGCGTGCGATCTGGCATGAGCACCTTCGCATTCATGCACGGCCTGTCCAACAAAAGTCGCGCAACTCTGCGCAGCTACGATCTCGGCGATCCTTACAATCTCTTTGCCAGCATCCGTCCACACATTGAAATCGATTGGACATTTGCGCACGGTTCGACACTTAATGCGCCAACGATCGAGGAAACGGATATGCTCTTCGTCGATACGCTCCACACCTACGCGCAAGTCAAAGGCGAACTGGAGAAGCATGGCAATCAAGCGAGAAAATACATTGTTTTTCACGATACCGTCGCCTTCGGTGTGAGTGGCGAAGACTTCGGCCCCGGCATCAATCTTGCGATCCAGGAATTCATGCGCGACAATGAGCATTGGGTGGTTTTCGAGCATTACGACAACAACAACGGCTTGACAATTCTCGCAAGGCAATGAGCGCAACTCACTCTGTATGGATCGGCCCCAAGCTGGGATTGATGGAAAAACTCACTCTCACCCTTCTCACAAACCACGGCCACGATGTGACGCTGTGGACGCAGGGCAAAGTTGAAGGCGTGCCGAAGGGCGTCGAAGTTAAGCCGCTGCCGAAGGATATTCTGAAGCCCATCGGCTTCGCAGGCAACCCGCACGCATATATCCCGAATGGCGGGATCGGTAGCTTCGCGCATTGGAGCGATTATTTCGCGCTCGAAACACTCTACCGCCACGGCGGGACATGGGTTCAGATGGATTGTGCGGTGAACTGCAAGCTTGATCTTGCCGACTACACCTTTTCGCCGTGGCTTTCCACGATCTCGCCTGTGGTGATGCGAGTCTCTGAAGGCAGCGCATTCGCAGTCGATGTTGCTGAGAAGCTGCGCGGGATGCTCGCTGATGGGATGGCGGGGCGCGATTGGCACGAAGCGATGCTGGCGATTCACCAAGGGCTTCAGCGCCACGGGATTGAATACTCCACGCTCCCAAATTATTTCGACTGCGGCGGCGTCGAGTTTTCGCCATACACGCACCCAATCAAAGCTGATGTGATCCATTGGAGCAACGCCACGCACAACACCAGCAAAGAAAAGCCAACGAAAGGCAGCGAATACGAGCGTCTTTGTAAAGAGTGTGGCTTGATTTGACGCATCCGCCATCTTGTGAGCCTGCTCGACATTCTTGCATCCGATTTCGCCGCCGTTAGCGCAGAGCTTCCCGTCGCCTGCTCGTTCAATGGGCAGGCGTTTTCGGCTAACCGCTCAACATTTCGCCGCGATAATCAACTCCAAGACGGCGGGTTTTTCGGCTCTGTGGCAATGGTTCTGACAGCTCCATACAATTCGGTGACTCAGATCATCTCGCTAGGTGATCGCGTGTTGGTAGCCGGTGCGCCATTCCGAGTGATGAGCGCCGAACTCGCGCAGGATGGTGTCTCCGTGGATTTCCAATTGGAGGATGTAAATAAATGAGCCTTTTTTTCCCTGCGCCACAAACTCCGCCAGAGCCAACGAAGCCGCCAGCAACTACGACGCTCACGCTTGAAAAGGCACTCACCGACGCATTCATTCAAGCGCTCCAGGCCGAACTCGGAACCGCGCTAACCGTCACCGCCGCAGAGAATTTCGACGCGATCCAGCTTCCCGCCTGTTTCGTGAAAGCCAATCGCCAGCAAGAATCTATCATCAACAGCGCGATCTTCCAATTTTCGGTTGATATCGCGCTTGCGGTGCAGGCAGACGACTCCGATCCGCAGGCACTAGAGAGCCTGTGGGCTGAAGTGTTATGTGTCGCCTACGATGTGACGGGGATAGTTGGCAAACTGAATTCCATTCGTCCGCAATACTGCTATGTCTACGGCATCATTCGCGATGGCGGCGTTTCTCTCCAAACCACCGAGCGGCATTTCTTGCGCTCAGTCACGCTAAAGGTTCACGCCGCGCTTGTGAGTTGACAATTTCGGCCAAATATGGCCGCTACTGTTATCACTTCTTCCGCCGCTTCGAGTGTCATCTTCGGAGCAACTGCCGAAACCGGCATCATCCTTTCTTCTTTTTCCCGCAGCGTTCAAAGCTCCAAAAGTGAGTTAATGGACGAGGATGGCGACATTGTTGCTGTTTCCTATTATGGCCGCACGGCTACGATCTCGATCGCTGGCGCGATCAATGGCTCAACTGGTGTTGCCACCGCTGCCGTTGCCGGGCTTCTGACTCTCGCCAACACCACAACCGAGTTCGGTGTGACTGGTGGCAAGATCGTTGTGGATTCTGTTTCTTCCGAGCAAGGCAGCGATGCGTTCAAGACGCTCACGATCGAAGCCACGCAGTATCCAAGCCTCTAATTTCCTGGCGACGAGACGCTGGCAGACCGTCTGAAAAGTCTGCCGCCCCTTTAGATTATGATTACTGAGACTATAAACACACAAGAAGAATTTGTTTGGACGGCAAACCTCAAAGCCGCCACCGCCCTTGCCACGCTTGGCTTTGGGCTTAAATACCCGAACCCCGTCACGCGCACGATTCGTTCCGACAAGAAGGAATCCACGGTGTTCTGGTTTAATAGCACCAATGACAAAGGCGATCACGCTGAAGACATTTTGCTCTGGATGACGAAGGGCGGGGAAGACTTGGAGAAGCGCGATCCTGAACATATTGTGAACTACTTGCGGGCCTATGCTGCAAATCGCGATGCGTTAGTGGATATTATTCGAGGCACTCCGCGCCATGTCGTAATCGAGCGCAATGGGAAACGCATCGCTGTGCGAGAGGATGCAAGCGAACAAGACAAAAAAGAAATTTTAAAGGCGATATAATATGGCTGGATTCGGAAAATCAAACGGCGGAGGAAAGTCGGGGAAGGCAACAAAGGGAAGCGGGAATCAAGGGCCGAAGGCTGAATCCGGCAGTAAGGGCGGCACGGCTTCAAAAGGAGGAGCCTGCGGGCAACGGGCCGCAGCCGGGAGAAATGGGACTGGGAATAGAGGATAGAATAAAATGGCAGCCGATTGTAAGATGTTGTCTGATTCTGAATATGCAGACATTGAGAAAGAAATTAAAAAAAACGAATCACAACAAGATTTTTTAAAGCGCGGAATTGAGGCTTTATCATATCAGGCGCAATTAAATAATTGCGATATTTCAATAATAAATGAATTAAATAGATTGAAAGAATTATATGATTCAATTGATAGAATTAAAAATTCTTTAAATGAAAGAATCCAATCGCATTACAGAGCTGTATCTGGATGCATAATGGATGCGGAAAAATCAAAGACCGATAAGGGGAAACAAATATCTAAAGATGGGAAGGCGGGGAAAAGCGGGAAAACCGGAATGGATGGCAAAAAAGGAGGAACTGCTAATTCAATAGGGGGAAGAAGGGCTAGAACTTGTTAATAATTTTATGAAAAAAAAACCGCAAAACATAGAACTAGTAAAAGACGATGAAATCCTTCGCGAGGAAGGCATGGCTGATGGGCCGATGAATGTCGCGGGCATTGAGCTGCGACCGATCACCGCACTCTCTGTATCGTGGATGCAGCGCAACGAAGTGTTTTCAGATGCAAAAGATTTAATCTGGAAAACTTGTGCCTTCGCATTTTTGCACTCAGCACCAAAGTCGGAAATCCGTGCCGTGGTGAACGACAAGGAATCATTCGCTGAAGCAGTAGATGAATGGATCGACAACAATATTTCCCACCATCTTGAAACTGGGGGAATAGCCAAAGAAATGAATGCAGCATTCGAGCGATATTCAGCCTGTGCTAGCGTAATCATTGGATCGAAAGGTTCGGCACCGGGAAACTAAACAGCCCTGGCTGGTTGGCAGGCTATGTTTACCGAATCGCCAAGGCCACCAGTTGGGGCTATCGCGAGATCACCGAAGAACTTCCATTTAGCGCGGGCCTGCAACTCATCTTTTGCGATGATGCCGCGCATGGCCGCAGGCGCGCATGGACGCGCAACAATAAGGCCGCCGATGTTGACGCTCTCGCCCAATTGGAGGAAGCCTTTGCCAAAGTTCAAATTTGAAGCCCACAAGCTAGAGGAAATTCTTAAAGAATACGTCAAGATTCGTGAAGTCGAAGTGCCGAAAGCCGTGCTGATCAACGGGCGACTCTTAGCAAAAGAACTTGCTCGGCGCACGCAACCTTTCGGCACGAAGGCCGATGCGGGGCAGCAGCGGGTGAAAAATGATATTGGCAAGGTGATCAAAGACTCCACCAGAGTTGAAGAGATGATCGACAAGGTGAGCGATGGCCGCATTGCCGCTCGACTCAAGCAACTCTGGAATGCCCGCCGCTTTGATGTGTTGGAGCTTGTGTTTCGCAACATCGGATTCCTAAACAAATACGGCGACATGGAATTTATCACCGATCCCAAAGGCCCGCACCAAGCCAACCGCGATCCGCGCACGGGCCGCACGCGCAAGAAAGGCGACAAGCTATATATCGCGCAGAACGACATCTCTGGCTATGCCGAAGAAACCGCAAAGCGAGTCGGCCTTTCCAAAGCAGGATGGGCCGTTGCCGCTGAAGGCTTGCCGTCCACTGTGGCGAATAAGCGCAGCAGCTACGATTTCCCCGCCTTCGTAAAAGCCAACATGGATCGAGCGAGCGGCTCGGCGCAGGATAATACAGGAAACATCGCAAATCCTACGGTGACACTCACCAACGCCACGCCGTGGATTGATCGCATTTGCCCCGCTACCGAGCGCATGAATGCGGTTTCGGTGGTGATTTCAAAAATGAAAACCCAGATGGCGAAGATTCTAAAGGAACGCAAAAAAGCCGACGAAGTGGCGGATTGACGAAAGCATCTCTATATGGCCGATGTTAGCGTAGAATTTGGAGCAAAGGACACAGGTTTAGAGCAGACGCTCAAGACCGTGCAAGCGCAGCTTACTTCTCTGGAAGAAGAAGTAAAGAGTGGCACGCTTTCCTTTGATGAGCTTCAGCAGACGATGCGGAAGATTAGTCAGGCTGAAAAGGTGCAAGATCAGTTGCAGGCGATGGCGACAAGCATGGGCGAAGCAGGAAATGCGGCAAGCACCGCAGAGCCAAAGCTTGACGCGCTTGGCAATGAAGCCGCCGACATGGGGAACAAGGTGCAGGGGGCCGGACAAAAAACAGACGACAGCGCCGGGCTTTTCGATGCTGGGTTCGCCAAAATCGCCGCCGCTTTCACAGTTGGCAATCTCGCCGCCAAGGGATTTGAGGCTATCGTCAACGGCGTTTTTTCTGCGGCTCGCGCAATTGTTGACGGGTTCGGCGATGCGCTTGATCTTGGTGGGAGGCTTGACGATTTAAGTAAGCGCACGGGCGAGACGGCGGGAAACCTTTTTCTTTTAGAGGGTGCGTTCAAAGAGGCTGGGCTATCTGCCGACCAAGTTGGAACGACGATCAACAAGCTTCAGAACTTCATGCAGGATGCCAGCAATGGCGGCGAGCGGCAAACCGCTACCATGGGCAAGTTGGGAATTTCTTTGGAGCAGTTGGCGGGCAAGACGCCGACGCAGCAGATGGAAATCTTCGCGCAGAAGATTGCAGGCATTCAAGACCCGACGCAAAGAGCGTCAACGGCGAGCGAGGTTTTCGGCGAAAAACTAGGCGGAAAGCTGCTTCCGTTGCTATTGGAATTTCCGCAGACGCTTGAAAATGTAAGCGACAGGACGGGTGGGATGGCCGATGTCATGGATGAGAGCGCGGCGACATTTGCCAGAGCGGGCGACACGATTGATGCGGTTAAGGGCAAGCTCACTCAATTCGCAGCGGGCATTTTAAGCGAAGTAATCCCCGAGATTCAAAGCCTTGGCACCTCAATGGAGGAAGTCGATGCGGCAGGGCTTGGGCAAAAAATAGGAAGCGCGCTGTCTCCCGTTTTGCGTGACTTAAATGGCTTGGTTGGCGAAGCAAAAATGTTGATGGATCAACTCTCTTACGCCGAACAGCAGGTGAGAGAAGATACCGGCGCGCTCGGGGCGGCCTACGATGCAACACAGGGGGCTCTTGCGACATTTAACAATGGCCTGTTTGATGCGCTTAAATTCATCACCCCATTTGATGAAAGCGTTGAAGGGTTAAGGCAGACATTCGTTGGATACAAAAAAGAC